TAGTATCTATAAAAGATACTGCTTTTAGATTGTCAAATTCAGTACCGGGTACTAAAAATGTATATATTTTTTCTTCATCTGATACAATTGTAAATCCTGATGGATAATATACTATCATTGTATTGGATTTTTTCACTATCTGATTCCCATTCATATCAGTAACTTCAATATGATCAAATCTCAATGTTATATTTTTAGGACTTACATATTCAACTCCTAAGGATTGTCCTAGACATATTCCGATAGATGATAAAATAAAAAATATTATTAAGATATTATTTTTCATATTTATTTAGCATTTGCAATAGCTCCAATTAAGCCAGTTATAGTAAGAGTTACACCACAAACAATTGCAGACGCTCTAGGTCCTTGTTTATAGAATGGTTTCTCTAACCAAATTCCGTTTCCTGACAGGTACCTATCTGGTCTTGTTGCAAAGCCTCCTATGGCTATTGTAACTCCTCCTAAGGCCATTAAACCGTAGCCATTGCCATTTCCTCTATAACGGGGCTGTGGTTCTGCATTTGTTGAATCTCCTGCATATACGTTACTACTTATTAGTATCAAACTAATTATTATTGTTTTTATTATTTTCATGTTTACTCAAGCTCTCCTTTGGAATATAAAATGCCGGCCTTATATATTGCTTGGATCTTAAATTTACTATCTTTATATTTTGATTTTTGTAAGTGTTCTTCAATCCATTGGATTGCTGCGTGTTCTGAGCCTGCTCTGTATTTAAATTTTTCGGTCCAGTCTTTATTTATTTCGTAAACATAATAGAATTTTTTCATTTTTTCTTATTAACCTTTCCTTTCTTCGATTTTTTTTCTTCAAAATATGATTCACTAGCATTTTTAATTATTCTAGCTCGTTGTTTTACAGCGCCATACTGCCAGCCCAATCTTTTATCTAAATTATTAAGTTGTTGTATGGGAGTTAAATTTTCCCAATATTCTTGTCGTACCAAGGCTTCTGCTCGCCTTGTTAACCATTTTTCTTTTCTCGGGCCTTCTTTTTTATACTTTGCCATATTAAAATAATCCAAATATTTTCATTAATATTATTATTTGCAATCCCAGCACTGTTATTCCAGTTATTGTTCTTACAAACTCCATAAAGTGATTATACTTATCAAAGTGTCTTTCTATTTTTTCTCTCATTTTTATTTTTATTTTCTATCTATAATATAAGAAATTATATGGTATTTTCCAAGTACTTTTTAAATAAATATTAATTAGATTTTTTACCTTTTAATAATTTTTTCTTTTCTTTTTCTGTATATCCATATAATCCTAGCAGATCGGCACAACTCTCTTTGCTCATTAATTCAACATAATCAGTTGATTCGCTTTTACTCACTTTGTAATGATCTGCGACCAATGAAACTAATTGTATATCAAACTTACCTTCCTTCTTTCCTTTTATATACTTTGCGAAGGTTCTCTGGGCTGGTAAGAAGCCGTGATAGAGACGGTAAGTTTCTCTGGCTGACAATAACCCGATTGTATACTTCTGTAACTCATTAACTATATCAACTAGTTCCATTTTCATAGAAAGCCATCGATTTACTATAAATGCTGAGAACTTTTTATGATCGGTTTCAGTATATTCAGACCATTCTTTTTTCTGATGTGTCATTCCATTAATGAAATCAAAAATTGTTGCACCTTTTTTTTCTGCCATTATTATAATTTATATTTTCGTTTATAATATTCAATAAACTGCTCCCCAATTGCCATATCTAAAATTACTGCTTTTTCATGAACTCCAGGCAATTTTTTTTCATTAATATGGTCAATGTTTTTATTTTTAAATACTTTCATCTTAATCCGAGCATTTGATCTATTAGATGTTTTAAATACCAATACTACTGGTGTCTTTGGGTAAGATGCTCCCATTATTCTTTTGAATCTTTTAATACTGGTCGGAATTCCTCTGGTACTGTGCCACAGTCATCACATCTAAAAACTGGGACTGGATATACAGTATCTTTATCTTTTCCTGTTAGGAATCTAGATACTTTATTTATACATAGTACTTGTCGGAAATACATTCCCATGCATTCTTCACATACCATCGGTTTCAAATCAGATGGTTTAATATTTGGTTGTTTTAAATCCATTTTTCTCCTTATAATTCATTCATTAATTTTACAAACATTGCCATTATATTAATTTCTTTATCAACAACGTGAGAATCAGTATATTGTGATTCTGCTATAATTAATATTGCTGGGGCGATAGAACCTTTTGCAAAATTATCTAGATTTTCATATAAAAATGTATATAATGGTGTAAAATCTTTAATTTTGCTATCTGCAATTATTTGTCGTATTTTTCTAAACGATTCTTTTTTATCCCCTATCTTCTGTAATATATCTAATACTTTAGTCATATAATTGGCTTGTACAACGCTATTTTTATCTAGTACTAATTTACCATTTACTACATGACTTTGTGCACTATTAATAGCTCTACGTATATCTGGATAACTAGAATTAATGATTACTGCTATATCTTTTATATCAAATTTAACTTCTTTTTCATTTAATACTTGTACAAGGCGATTTGCCACATCAGTTTTACTAGGTGGTGTTATACCAAACGTTTGGCACCTGCTTTGTATCGGATCTATAATTTTTTCTACATAATTACATGTTAATATAAATCTTGTAGTTTTACTATATGTCTCCATTACATTCCGGAGTGCTGCTTGGGCGTTAGGTGTTAAATAATCTGCTTCATCTAAGATTACAATTTTCCAACGTTTAAATCCTACAGAAGAAGCATATCTTTTAATTTTATCTCTAACAGCATCAACAGAGTTTTCATCTGATGCATTAATATACATTAGGTCTGCATCAATTGATGTTGCAATAATTTTGGCTAACGTGGTTTTGCCAGTTCCGGACGATCCGTAAAATAATAAGTGTGGAACATCTCCATTTTCAATAAAAATACGAACTTTTTCTATAATGTGTTCGTTTCCAATATATCCTTCTAATGTAGTGGGGCGAAATGCTTCAACCCATAATGTATTTTCTGTTACTCCAAACATAATTTATTTTTAAATTTTAAAATCAAATACAATATTTTAAATACAATTTAAACCAGCCTCCACTAAGTTCAATATAGTTATATTTAATATCGTTTCGTATTATTTGTTGTGCAAGCCTATGATTTCCATCAACAACATAAATTTCATTTTTTATTTTTGCAACTATAGGTAATTTATACTTTTTATACCATTTTTTTCTAATCCAGCCAGATTCAATATGTCGCATAAAATAATCTTTAAAGGATCCTCCCAGTACTGTTTTCAAATCGAGTAAATTTATTTTATTTTTTATTTGTATTTTCTTGCCCATCATTGCTACTAGAATATATATAGTTAGAGCTCGATATAACGCATACGATACTAATTTTCTTCTTCTCCAATCCTGGGATTGATCTTGTGGATCTAAATCAAAATATAGTTTAAATATTTTAGTTTGTTGAGGCGTTAATTGATCATCGGTGATTAATTTTGGAATAACAATGTATTTAATAAACCATACTTTTATTTTTCTTTTAATACTCATTTACCTGTACTGCCGAATCCGCCATCGCCTCTATCAGTATCAACTAATGTTAATACCGGATCCCATCGAATTCGTTCTACTTTATTTAATACTAATTGTCCTATCCTCTCTCCCTTTGCAAGTCGTACAGGAAGCTCACCGTGATTAATTAATATCACACCGATCTCTCCTCGATAGTCTGAGTCAATTGTTCCAGGTGAATTCAGAACTGTTAATCCTTGTTTAAATGCCAACCCAGATCTGGGTCTAACTTGTATTTCATAGCCTTCAGGTATCTCAACAAATAAGCCTGTTTTAACTAAAACCCGTTGTCCTCTGTAAATACTTACATCTTCAGAAGATCTTACATCGCATCCTGCACTGGCGTAAGTTTCATATTTTGGAAGCTCGTTATTTGAATTATTTACTACTCTTATCATTATATTTAATTTTGTAATTGTACTAACCAATAATTTGAATCAAATTCTGGTCCTGTAAAATCTATTCGTGCTAATCCCTGAGTAGAGATATACATTTTGCCAATATCTCCTTTATTAGCAACTAATACTTCTTTTAATTTATCTGCAGAAAAACAAATTGGTTCCATTGGATCTCCTCCGCCGTCTATATCAAATGTTACATTATCAGCATTAATCGTCGTATAGTTAATAATAAATTTAATTTTTCTATCCTGTACTTGAACTGCAAAATTCTTTGCGTCTGGAAGTGCATTTTTTGCCTTAATAAATTTATTAATAAAATCATCATCGATATCTATATTAACAGTATACTCTGGTTCTGCATTGATGGTAGGCACTGCTGGAATTACTGATGTATCTGCTAACATAAATGTCATTGTTGTACTGCCCTCTTTAATTTTCATTGCATAGTTCTTTCCTTGGGCTTCTTGTACTATTATATCAATATTTTCTCCGACAGCAGATAACATTTTTGTTAATCCACCGGTGTGATTAATTCCTAATTCTCCGTTCATGAAGGGACTAGTTTTCCATTTAATTTTACCTACGACGGTTTGATCTACATCTATTAATTCACAATTAACAGATGTTCCATTTGATTTAACAGTTACTGCTTCACAATTTCCTGCTAAATAATATCTATTAATAAATGCTTGTAATTTACTTTTTTCCATTGTTACCTTTTTTTTTTAAAATTTAAAAAATTCATTAAACTTATGTGCATCTGTAGTTGATATACTATCTCCACCGTATTTCTTATAAGTCTTTTTATATGTTACATATACTTGCATTGCTTTTTCTGGGTCATTAAACATTTCATGTAATGATAAAATTACATCAAATAAATTTTTTGGAATGGCTGTTTCTAATAATTCTACATGATTATTTACCAATTTACTTACATCTTTTGCAATATCAACATATAAATGAGTATTATGTATAACCATTCTTGGCATACCTTCTTGTGTATATCTATCTAATCCTTTTGTAGTTTGTCCTCCCAAATAATCATATGTAAAATCTTGACAAGCAGGACATTCTAAACTACACGGAACATGTTTCGTAGTATCAATAGAAATTGTTTTATTACTCCGATTTGCGTGTGATTTCCTTCTATATTCATTATTTTTTGGAAAATATAATTCTGTAAATGTTTGTGTTTTATAATTTCCGGAATGTAAATATGTTCCATATACTGGATATTGTCCTGGAGATGATGAATCTGTGGAAAATAATATTCTATTTCCTGTTAACTCATTCATTAATTTTTGTAACGTGGCCAATATATAAAAATCAGATATTTTTGATATTCCAAGTAAATGTATGTATTCAATGTGATTTTTTTCAAACTCTCGTTCCGTTAACATTAATGCAATAACATACATAAAATCTACTAATTTTTTAGGACCTCCGATACACCAGCCATTGAATGAAAAATCTTTAAACTTATGATACCACTCTGAATATTCTTCATTATATGTGCCTTGTATAACATTTAAAAATTTTGTTTTGCCGCTTTGCTTTTCTTCAAACCATTTAAAATTGTCGAAACTAATATCCATTGATTCTGCAAATCTATTTTCATACATTGCTCTGGGAGGTATATCTAAATTTGCTGCTACGTCTGAATTGTGTTCTAACCAATGGAAAATCCTTTCACGAATTGTTTTATCCCACTTTAATGCTCCAGTTGCTATTTGAAATCCTCCGGAGTCTCCGAATACTAATACTTCGTCATCCAGTCCCATTTGATCTCGAAAATCCATTTTCTTGAAATGATGACCTGCTGTAAT